TTGACCAAAGAAGAAATCTACCAAGAATTTATCGAATGGCTGCTAGAAAAAGCGGATGCTTCAATTGATATTGAAGCCGAAGATGAAGGAGGTGATGTTTAGACAAAAATCGTTTAATCATTTAAACGTTTGTGTAAGTAAGAATCTCCTGGGGTGGAAAGCCCTCTAGCTACACCCCTTTTTTAACCCATTAACCAGAAACCAGATGTCAAGTACGAAGCGTTATTCTCCAGAAATTAGGAAAATAGCTTACGAAGCTATTAAGTCGGGCAAAAGCCTGACCGAGATATCTCGAAATCTTGGAATAGGGAGAGCCACGCTTTTCCGGTGGAAGCGAGTCGGGGAACTCCCTGCCGACTACGGTAGGGTCGCCCCATCATTTCGGTCAATAAGAAAAACCTCACAACCGGAGGAAATTTATCAACAATTGTTTTGCAAATTGCCAACTCTAAATCAGGAGTTTGCAGAACACCTCATACAACAGTATGAGGGGGGCATATTTTTTGCCATTGAATATGCCAAATTAACACTAAGACGAATACAGAAAGGTAATGAGTAAACAGAAGGGCTACGCGATTTGGGAACTAGGAAAAGGCGTTATTATCGCGTCTTATCCGAGATTTAATCAAGCTCGGAAAAAGTGCGAGGAAATGAATAAATCTCGCACTGGCAGATACTATATCCAGGAAGATTGGGACGGAGTTCCCGTTTCAGTTATCACAAGAACAAGGGTTGAGCCATGAAGAAATTAATTAAAATCCAGACAACAGAAGGGGCGAGAAAAATAAAAGCTCTGAAAAGAAAATGGCTGGCTGTCAATAGAAATAAAATGGGTCTTTGGACGTTAACATATACCCCTTCAGGGTTCGCGTTCCCACTTGTTTTCTTTAATCGGCAATCCGCCATTGCCGGAGCAAAATTAGCCCGTCAAATCATTTCTTATCCATTGGGAAAAAATCGGTATCAAGAGTGTTCCGATTGGCTTGATATCCTTGAGGAAAATGAAATCAACTTTTCCTTAGAATACAACGAAGCGTAAAGCTGTTCCATTTCACTTACTAGGAGAAAATTATGTTTGTAGGAGAATATCCACCAGGAAATGCAGAGGCGACGGAAGAAAACATTGTCCAATTCCCAGAGAAAAATATGGGGACAGTGATGAATGAACAGGGTAAATTAGTCCAATCTGTTTATAATTTGCAATCGGATTTAATAGCAGGGGGAATAAACAAATCTGTCTACATTCTCTATATGCTTCGTCTTCTTTATGGCTGCAATAAAGATTTAGAAGTTACACCAGAAAATCTAATCACAATACTTGACTGTTCTGGCGTAACTCCATTGGGGAAGGAGAAAGAAATTAAATTCGACGTGCAAGATGTTCAGGTTGAATTGGCAAAACTTTCTAAAAAAGGATTGTTGGAGATTAACGAGGTTCCTATTCAGTTAAGGATTCAAGGTTTATGATTGCCACAGCCTACGAATTTGGCTCCAAACATGAAGCGGTCAAACTCCTGGGATTAAAAAATCCCGATTCCGTTAAACACTCTCACAAAAAATGGATCGAAAATATTCATTATTACAAACGCCCTGGGGGGAATCGGGCGGGGTATGGCTACAATTTGACACTGATTAAACATTGGATTCAGTGTCATGAAGATGTTAATGATCCAAACCATTGCCGAGCGATTGCAGATTATTTGCGATCGCTAAACCCCAAAAAACACAGGAGGAAACATGATTGATTGGACTGGCCTGCGTGACTTTCGAGCCAACTTCAGACTATGGCGCAATATTGTCAGTCGTAAAAAACCCCACGAGTGGCAACTGACAACGTTTTGGTATTGGTTGAATTATTATTCTGGAGGGAATTGAAATGCAAATGTCTTGGCGCGATTGTTCAATCTCAAGGATTGCAGACTCTTTGATCGAGTACGAAGCACAATGCGCTTGTCTCGGTCAAGAAATTAACCCACAAGACGCACGGAAGTATTGCAACGACCGCTACCCATTCGGAGCCAGGGAATGCAGTCCTTACAAAATCTGGCTTGAGGAATTGAAACTCGTTCCGAAATTTGTGGCTCTGAAACAACCATTCAGAACCTATCCCGACTGGCGAAACTGTGTCAACAGTCGTGGGGAATCGTGGAACAATCCAAAACGTAAAGCGGTTGCTAGTGAGGGTCAGTTAAGTTTGTTTTAGCTATTCATCCAAAATCCGACTGATTAACTCGTCTGAAGATATCCCCAAATCTTCAGACCTTTCTGCTAACATCCGACTAATCAAGTCTAGGTTAGCTTCGATCCTAGCCTGGAGAATATTGCCAGCCAATGCGGTCGGCGTGGTGCATTTCAGGAAAGCCCACACCTTTAACCATTTCCGATGGAATTCCGGGAGCGTTGAGTTAATTCTGTTTTTCTTGTCGCTTGCCATATTGTTCCATTATTGTTACTGTTCAGTGTACAATATTTTAATCACGCTAAAAGAGGCGAGAAGGCTCTAATCCCTCTCCCCTCAATCCCAACCCACCTTAAAACAAGTTGAGACAATAACCATGTTAAGCCAAAACAACAGCATTAATAACATTAATCCCGTACATTTACTCCAATCCAGATTAGGTTGGACTATCGAGAAAATAGCTGAAGAAATGGATTATTCTGTAAGCGCAGTTAGCAAGTGGAGTTCAGGCGATCGCAACCCGTCACCGAGAGCCATGAAAGAAGCTCAAAAAGTATTAGCCAACTATCAATAACAAATTGAAAAGCTCAAAAAACAAACCCTCTCCAGTACCTTGCTGTGGAGGGTTTTTTTAGTGGCTATTAATCTTATTCACAAGTGCAGGCACAAGTGAATTGTTTCCTTGATTGGGTGGGTTTATTGTTGTAATCAGTTAAACGAAATCTTTCGAGTAACTTCTCGAACAACTTTGACTAAAGAACAATTATGCGGAGCGCGAATACTGAAACAGTCGCATTCTACACAAGGGAACAAGTTGCTGAAACACTGAATATCACGGTCAACTATTTGAGACTCCTGACCAAAGAACTAAGAGAAGCTCTTGACCCTATGGAGTTCGATTTCAGACCTAACGACGGCATGATTTCCAATGACGCTGTTAACAAGATTATTCAGTACAGGGAACTGGCAACCCGTAAAACCAGGAAATCTGCCCTAGAACAAATCAAACGCAAAGGATTATAAAATGACCGCACAACAGACCGAAACTTACGACTTAGACGCTATTGCATCGGCAGTAAGAATCACACCCAACAGAGCTAAAATTATTGTTGCTTCCTTGGTTGAAAACTTCCATTTTGATGCGACAAAAGTTCCAACAAACGGTTTAGTTTCTATCCTTTCTTCAATCGTAGGAATCCAAGAAACTCACAAGATTTCAGTCGGTCAAGCTGTTGAAAAGTATGTGACCGAACTGCGACAAAACCAAAAACAACCAACAGGAAAAGCTGGTCATACTGCCGGAACAATGGCAGAAAGTGTTGACAATCTTGCCACCAATCTTGCTAAACAAATGGCTCCAAAGGTTGTTGAGTTGACAGTAAAAAAACTTGAGGATGAAGTTATCAAAGAGTTGTCGAAAGGTTTTGAAATGTTCACCATCAATGATTGCTTTAACCAACTTGGAATCATTATTGATGCTGAAATTCGAGAGGTTGAAAAAACTGATAACTTTCAAATCTCTGGAGGAGAAAACATTCTCGGTTACTTTGCATTGCCGGAGGGCAAATAAACCAATTAAAAAACAATATCCCGAAGTAGTTTTTCTTATGCACGGAGGGATTTGTTAGTTCAATAATCAGGGTTTAATCATGGTGTCATCTATCGTAAAAACAGCAAACAACATCAAGAAATCAATGATAAATACAATCATACTCTTGATAATTGGAACAGGTATTGGTGGCGGGTTAGCATTTTGGATGATTCAAGCAAATGCTAACGGGATTTGCAGTCTACTCTCTGCAAGAAACCAGTTTATTAATCTCATTGAAAAGGACTCAAAATGATGGATACAATTCTTCTCCCGTTGGTTCACGATAACCTGTCATGTGGCACGGCAATTTCTCACAAAACCTTGGCACGACTTGGCACAAGCCTTGTCATGTGCTTGGTCACGAATGTGACAGGTCAAGCTATGGCATTTGAATTACCCCAAGGGTATACCTACCAAGATGCGTATTTGCAAACAGAAACCATGCCACAAAGTCCATGCCAAAATCGGAGAACTGTAACCCAAGAATACGAGTACACATTACCCCAAGAAACTCAAGAATATGAGCCACATCAGTATCAACAGAATCCAGAGAGTGCAGAACGCGGATACGGTGATTCAGGATTACCAAGTTACAGGTTCAACATCGGAAGTCAAAACACCATTGTCATTGACTTATTCTGAGCTTGAAGAAATGCGTAACAGAATATTATCTCAAGATAAGTGTTCTGATGTTGACTTAGAAAAATTGGTGTTAATCAATGAAAAATTAGGAGATTTACCAATGAAAGACAAGTTTAGAAGCATCAATCATTTTGCCTTGGGTTTGGGTGTTGTATCAGGATTGTTATTATCAATAATTATGAAACCTCAACAAATGCAACCCAACACATTTGCGGTTCCTGCTAACAGTGGTGCGCCTGTGATTTACAACATTGATAATAACTAAGGAGAAAACAATGTCTAAACACACTTACTCTATTACCGGCACTGGCCGCACAAGTCTCGGCCCATGGTACAAGACTCGCCACGAGTTTCTTGTTCGTGGCTCACTGGATGTTTATGGAACATTTGGCGGAACTAGCCTTGAACTTCAAAAAAGCCCAGATGGGGGTACGACATGGATAGCCATTCCAGATGCGGCAGGGGATCCAGTTACATTCACCGCTCAGGGAACTATTAACTTTGAAGTGTTTACCGATCCTAACAATCCTGTGCTTTTGGCGCTAAATGCTACAGGGGGGACGGGGATATCCATCACGGCAGTTGTGTGGGATGAGCGATAGATGTCGGGATACCCATCATCATTGCCACCTGCTGCCCTCC